CTCAGGCAGTGTTGCGCTTCTGATTCCGTATGTCGCTTCTCTCCATGCTTGGTAAGTACCGTCTGTGATCGCGACGCGGTTTAGCATATTGAATATTTTCTTCTGAAGAATCAGAGCGTCCATGGTAAGCTTTCCATCGGTTACATCTACTGCTGTAATCGCATTAATTCCACCTGTTGTTCCGTCGATCCATTCGGTGTTCAGCCAATTGTTGAACCTGTCGCTGAGATACGTTTTTACCGCCAGCCCTGCTTGCGAATACCATGCATTGGAACTTTTATATGTTTTTGTGCGGTTGTAGTTTGGCAGTTCTACAGTTCCCGTTGCAGCTCCGTACGGCATTCTTACATTGCTTAGTATGTATGCCGAGGTGCTCTTTGCTGCTAAGATTTCGGTTCGTGTATCGTCGATGTTTTTTAGTGGAAATGATGTTAATTTGATTTTTTTGTTGTCTGGCATTGTTATAAGATTCTGATCGGCGTTACCCATGTTGTATGCGAGCTGGATAGCCTTTTTGACCTTATATGCGTAGACTTTGGTTGCTTTTCTCGGGTTTTCTGGTTCTCTGATTCCTAGTGCATCTGGATCTGTTCGTTCGAATATGAAACTATCACCGAGTCTTGTTAGACTGTTTGATACTGCAGTTGTATTAGGATTATTCGTTAAGAACTGAATCTCATTGACTTCTTCGGGTGAGATGTCCTCTTCGAAATCTAGCCTGATGTACTTCGGGTTTGCAGTTGTTGGCTCGATCTTGTATGCTGTACTTTTGTTGTCTTGCCATGACTTAGTCCAGGTGACTCCATCGCCTACACTTAGTTGTTTCCAAATATGGTTTATTCCGGTGATTACGTATGCGTTTTCTTCTTGTTTGTTGGCGTAGTAGTTTTTGAATATATCCCAGTATGCCAGGTTGAATATCGCAGGAAATCTGCGAAGGTACTGGTTGACTGTAGAGTATCCGAATCCCTTTACTCCTAAGTATGAGAGTAGCGAACTCGGGTTAACTTGCCCTCTATTGGTATCTCCCTTATAGATTGACGTGTTAGCGCTGTAGACTTCGTATTGCGGCAGCAATACCTTGCTCATGTTTAGCCCTACTCCCAAGGCATTATTGTGCAGCGCTGCTATGTAGAGCCTGATCGGAATTACGAATACGTCGATTTGGTGTTTGAAGCTTCCGAATACAGGCCCGGTTGTTGGCAGCGTCTTTACTTTTGTTGTGATGTCGATGTAGAACGTCGTTCCATCCAAACCTATCTGACACCAATAGGGCACGATCGTGCCGCATGCCTGAGATGTTCGGATTATTTTCCCGATGTTGTGCGATGATCTGCCGAAATTGGGCAGATATACTTCCATTTTGCTTTCGCTCCGGAGTCTGTCTCCTCCTAGTGTTTTTTTCATGGCTTATTCTTCTTGAGTGTTTATTATTTTGTTATTTACGTGTGAGATGAATATGAGTGTTGCGGTCAAGATGTCATCCCACGTTTTTTTAGCTAAGTGTTTTTCGGCATCTTCTTTAGTGTCGAATTCCCTCCCGTTTACGAGTGCGCCGCACGTTGTGATTACCCATTTGTTGTTTTTGTTGCGAATCAGTACGAATGGGCCCTCTTCTGATACAGCTCTTTCTTCGATTTCGAGGTTTACATCTTTGAGTTCTTCTTCTCTTTTTTTGCTTTCAGCAAGTAGCTGATTTCTAAATTTGTTGTCCATGTTACTTGATTTTTGTTGATGTTGACACTTCGATTGTGTCGATTTTGATGCCATTTGCTTTGAGGAGGTGCTTGTGAGTGCATCCCTGCTCCATGATCACGGCAGCTGCCGCGCCGATCGCAGCCGCTATTACCGCGATCCATTTTACGATCTTCTTTACTTTTTCATTCATAGGTTTAGTGATAATTGAGTGTTAGTGTTTTTGATCATTACTATTCTTCTGATAGTAGGTTGGTATAGTCCTTTTCCTTCATTGAACTCCCAGTCAGTTATTTCGTAGAAGCTCATGCCGGTTCTTTGTACTTTTTGAGTGACTATGTACTCTTTGTCGTATAGCTCTCCGTCTTCTGTCACGTAGTATGTTCCTTCGTATTTGAAGTTTCGTCGTGACACATTGTCGGCGCCGATCAGCTTCACTAGGTTGCTTGATCGGTCTCCGATGGCTCCTCCGGTGGGGTAGGTATCAGTATTTTGTTTCGTTTTAACACGTCTTCTAGATTCCTGATTCCAAATTCTGTTTTCCATACTTCACGCATTAGTTGTTCCTTCTTTATGATCAAGTCTGCATACCCTCTGCATATTTCATTTTTTTCTCTTTCCGTCATACTTTTTGATTGATTGCCAGTATTTTACTGCGTCCACATACTCTTTGTACTGTTCTATTGTTTCTACTTTAATAGGAGTTTTGTTGTAGTACTTTATCTGCTGCTCCTCCTTTATAATTCGGAGGGCTTCGCGTTCCTGATCTGTCCATATTTTTTGTTTGTAATATGTTGGTAATGCGGCTTTTATTCCGGATTCCGTTTTATACGTTTCTTCTGTGAATCTGTCTTGATATTTGTGCCTTCTGAGTGTGTTTTTGTTTATGTAACCTATTCCGATCCTTTTTGAAGTGAATATCTTTCCGTTGAATTCAGGGTTGCCTTCGTCTCTCTTCGTTATGTATTTTATGATGTAGTTTATTGTTCTTACATTCACTTCGTATCCGAAGAATATCCAGCCATACCCCCATTCTTTCTCGAATTGTTCTTCTGTTAATTCTGTCCATATAATGCCGTGCAGATGTATTCTTTTGGTGTTGTCATGTCCTAGCTCTGTGATCAGCCAGTGCTTTAGCGGTACCTTGTATTTTTTCCACCATCGCTTCCTGAATAGACTAATTGCTTTTTGAGGTGCCTTGTTTGGTTCTTTTTCGTCATATTCCAGCTTTTTTAGGCTCTCTTCGGAGAATGTCAGTGTCGCAAATATAATGTTTTTTGGATTTGACTTTATCTCTTCCATTAATCTCACTCTCCATTCATTTGCTTTTGTGCGTCTGCATTCTTCGCAGTGTCCACATGGAATTTGAATCCATCTTAGGCGATAGTCCTTTACTCCTTTGCTGTTTTCATTCGATTTGGCGTACTTTGGATTCTCGATGATACTTGGATATAGACACATTGGTTTTATTTGAAATTTGCCCCTTTAAAATCATTTTTCTCTTACCATTTTGTTGTTACAGTTTTATCTACTCCTTTGAATTGCATTTCTGGATCGTAATGTTGTGTTACTGTTGTTGAGTTCCTGGGGGGTGTTTCGCTCATCCTTTTTTCCGTGTATTCTCTGATCAGTTTTCCTGTTTTTCCTCCGATCGTTAGATTTCCTACTACTTGTGCTAGTTTGATGATCGTGTTTGCTATCTCGGTCCAGTATTGCAGCTCTCGCAGTTCTGCGGTTGCCTCTTCGGTTCTTTTTTTCACTTCGAGCATCTTTGCTTCTGCTTTCTGGGTCTCGCCTGCTGCATAATAGTATGCTGCCTGAGCCATTCCGCTGCATGCGTCTGCGTTTATCTTTCTGATTTCTGCCGACAGCCTTTTGTCTGCGTATATGCTCTCTAGCGTTTTGATCGCCGCCGTTCCTTCGAGGATCTGTTTTTCAGCTGCCATCATACCGCCTTGGAATGATTCCTCTCCGAATACAATTTTGCCGAATTTATCATCTTCTATTTCGAAGTATTTAGGTATTTCGACCTCCTTGCCGTCGATTGTCGTTTTCTCTGTAGGCTGCCATTTTACCATCTGATCCCATAGCTGGTTTGCTGTATCAATAAAGCCTTTCCATCCTTTAAACATCTCTTGTTTTACCTCCCATAGCCTTTTTTCGATTATTGATGTGGTTTCCTCTTTGTTTTTACCCGCTTCTGCCTTGAGTGCATCTGCTTGAGTATTAAGCAGGTTAATTTCCGCTTCGTTCTTTCGCTCGCTCATCCGCACCTGTCGTAGTGACATCAATGCTTGTAGCTGCATATTAGGATCGGCCGCTGATCCTGCTCCGGCAGCACCCGTTGCCCCCATGGGGGCGCCCGTCGTCGATCCTGACCCCCCACCGCTGGCCCCGCCTTTACCGTACATTAGGCCTGGAGACAATCCTGCTGCATCCATTTGTGCAACTTGGTTAGCGTAGCTTTGGTCTTGGTAGGTTCTGTTGTATAACACCTGCTGCCTCTCGAACGCATTCTCCGCTGCCATTTCTCCGTATTTGTAGTTTATTCTGGCTGCGTTTTCCACCATTTCTTTCTGCTGCTGCATCTGTTTTTTCCTGCCTATGCCTAACATATTGAGGATTCCCGATGCGCTGCCAATGATTCCCGAGAGAGGGTTTGTAATGCCTTCTCCTTTTTCGAGTAATTTCAATAAATCTTCGAAGTTCATTTTCGTTCTTTTTTATAAAAGAATTTGCATACTATATTCTTGTTATATATGTATAAACGTCTACCGCCCTGTGCCACATGTATTTATGAGGGTTAAAAGAGGGGGGCGGAAGCATCCCCCCTCTTTGAGTTTTGGTAGAGCTTTATACGACTGCTTTAGCTCTTTTCGGGATCGGTTTTTACTCCTGTCCCGAAATCCTTCACGGCTTCGGTTTCACCGCTGCTTTTTGCAATTTGGCTTGCTGCGCTTTGATTGATCTTGTCCATCGCGTTTAACGCCACTTCGAATCGATCTGTTCTTATGTCGTATTCGGGTTGTACTCCATCCTTTTTTTCCGTGTAGATTGTTGGAAACACCCCATCCTCCATGTTGTTGGCTTCTCCATTGATTATCTTCCTCAGTTTTACCTCTCTTGGTTCTGCCTGGTATGCGAGGTTCGGATTGTCGATACATCCTTTTCTGCTTGTTGCTGTTTTCATGGTGTTATAAATTTGGAATTTGTTTTGCTGACATTACTCGGCGTGCTGTTACGTCGAATGCTACTTGTACCCAGAAGTTTTGCGAACTCAGTCTTGATTCTGCGAATATGTTGTTGTATATCGTAGGATCAATGTAAGTTGACGCGTTGCCGATTGTGTGATCCGTGTTTTCTTCGTACACTCTGTTCAAGCACATAAATGCTAACGGCATTCCTGCGGCAAATTCGCCGTATGTTTCGTTTACGTCTGTTGTGTATTCGATCCATGACGGTTGTTTTCCTAGTGATGAATATATGTGCTCATAGTTTCCAATGGTTTCTGTATTCCATGCTGCCGCTTCTTCTGTGATAAGTTCTTGGAACCCGATCGCGTCCAATGTTGGCTTATGGAAGTCGTCCATGTTTTGTAATCTTGTCCACCATTTGTTCCCCTGGCTGTAATCAATTCGAGGTGTGATCGAGCCCAGGGCTATGATCATGCTGGGTTCTGTGCATTTGATTTTTAATCCTCTTCCGGATTTGTACATAGTTGCAACTCCTCGCCCGGCAAGTGTTCCTAATGGCTCTTCATCTGTCGCTGAGTTTGATACGATTTCGTCAAATGCGATTTCGCTCTGCATTCCGCCGCAGAATATAGGAGATTCAGGCAGTGTTGCGCTTCTGATTCCGTATGTCGCTTCTCTCCATGCTTGGTAAGTACCGTCTGTGATCGCGACGCG